AAGAAGAAACAAAACAAGACGAACAACTTGAAGATTATAGTAAAGGTGTTCAGGCAAGGATTGCAAAACTTACACGTAAAATGCGTGAAGCTGAAAGGCAAAGAGATGCAGCCACTGAATATGCAAAATCAGTTGAAGAAAAAAGAAAAGCTTTGGAAACAAGGTTTGAAAAAACTGATGCTGACTATATCAAAAAGTTTGAAACGAGTATCACAACTGGTTTGGAAGCGGCACAAAAAGAACTTGCCACAGCCATAGCCGCTGGTGATGCTGAAGCACAAGTTGCAGCAAATAAAAGAATTGCTACGCTTGCTTTTGAGAATGCTAAACTAGAGCAAACTAAATCTGCTAGAGAAGAACAAGTATCTAAACCTGCAGATGTAAGAGCTCCAGAACAACCTAGAACTCAGATGCAAGAACCAAGCGATCCTAAAGCTGAATCTTGGGCTGCAAAAAACTCATGGTTTGGACAAGATAGAGCCATGACATACACAGCGTTCGAAATTCATAAGGATTTAGTCGACAAAGAAGGTTTCGACCCTAATTCTGATGAATATTATGCTGAAGTTGATAAAAGAATCCGTGTTGACTTTCCGCATAAATTTGCTAAAACAGATGTTAGACAAACGACCGAACCCGTTCAGACGGTGGCTTCAGCAAAAAGAAGCGTAAGACCAGGTCGCAAAACTGTGAAACTCACATCGTCACAGGTAGCAATCGCTAAAAAATTAGGTGTGCCACTCGAAGAGTACGCAAAACAAATAAAAAACACGGGAGGAGCGTAATATGGAAAAAGAAAACAAAACATCTCGTGCGAGCCAAACACGGTCAAAATCTGAAAGACCAAAAGTGTGGGTTCCACCATCATCTCTAGATGCACCCCCTGCGCCTGATGGATTCAGGTACAGATGGATAAGAGCCGAAGTTGTAGGCTTTCAAGATACGAAGAACATAACTGGAAGATTAAGAGAAGGTTATGAACTTGTTCGTGCCGAAGAAGTTGAAAATGCAGGTGACTATCCGGTTCTCGAAGACGGGAAACACAAGGGAGTGATTGGGGTTGGCGGCCTTCTTCTTGCGAAGGTACCGATCGAGATCGCGAAGCAGAGAACGGACTATATGACGTCACGTCATAAAGACCGAAGCGAAGCCGTAGAAAACGATCTTATGAAGGAGCAGGATCAGAGGATGCCTATCAATGTTGATAGACAATCTCGTGTAACCTTCGGTGGTACAAAGAAATAATATTATTTCGTGGGTTAATCCCTATCATCGAATTCATATAAACCGTAAATGCTCTTAAAAAGCATTTACACTAAGGAGACAAAACTATGGCAAATAGAAACACACAAGGTTTTGGGCTTATTCCTGCAGGTACGCTTGGACAAACTCCAGCGACAGCCGGCTTAGGTAAGTACAAAATCGATGCGGGTTATACTACAACAATCTACAATGGTGGTGCTGTGGCTTCTAGTGCTGGTTATATTATCAATGGCCAAACAGCGGCCGCACCTATCTTAGGTGTGTTAAATGGAATATTCTATAACGCGGCGACAACTTTGAAGCCAACGTTTGCGAATTTCTATAAGCAACCGATAACACCAGCAAACTCAGAAGACGTAGACGCTTTTGTGTTTGATAACCCTCAACAACAATATGTAGTGGCAACAGATGACACTGCAGCTCAAGCCTTATATTTAGAAACGTTTGATATGAATACTTCTGCTGGTAGTGATACTACTGGGAAGTCTTCAGCAACTCTAAATATTGGCGTGACTGGAAACGACGACAAATCTTTCAGATTATTAAGATCTGCTGAAGATCCTGAAAACGATGAAAATGCGGCTTTCAGATCTGTAGTGGTTGTTCCAAACTTAATTGAGTTACAATCGTAATAGGAGAATAGGAGATAAATTATGGCAATATCACGATCACAACTAGTTAAAGAACTAGAGCCAGGATTGAACGCCCTGTTCGGCCTGGAATATAAAAGGTATGAAAATCAGCATGCTGAAATTTATACTAATGAAAACAGTGACAGAGCTTTTGAAGAAGAAGTAATGTTATCTGGTTTCGCAAACGCGCAAGTGAAAGCTGAAGGTGCTGGAGTGTCTTTTGACGAAGCACAAGAAACTTTCACAGCTAGATACACTCACGAGACAGTGGCTTTAGCATTTGCTATCACGGAAGAAGCTATCGAAGATAACCTCTACGATAGATTAGCTTCTAGATACACAAAAGCTTTAGCAAGATCTATGAGCAATGCGAAACAAGTAAAAGCGGTAGAACCTCTAATTCAAGGTCTTCCTACAACGGACAACTTTGATTCAGGTGATGGCGTTAGCTTGTTTAACACTCAACACCCTACAGTAGCAGGTGTTTTCAAAAACACTTTAACTACTCAGGCGGATCTTAACGAAACATCTTTAGAGCAATCGATGATTGACATCGCTGCTATGACAGATGAAAGAGGTCTTAGAGTTGCAGCAAGAGGAGTAAAAATGATTATTCCTTCTGAGCTTCAGTTTACAGCTGAGAGATTGATGAAATCTCAAGGTAGAACTGGAACAGCTGATAATGATATCAACGCAATCGTATCAATGGGTATGGTTCCTCAAGGTTATAGAGTGAACAACTACCTAACTGACTCTGATGCGTTCTACATCATTACAGACGTACCTAACGGTATGAAAATGTTCACAAGAGCTCCATTAACAACTGCAATGGAAGGTGACTTCGATACTGGAAACGTGAGATACAAAGCTAGAGAAAGATACTCATTTGGTGTATCTGACCCTAGAGGTATCTTCGGTGTAGAAGGTGCGTAATCACTAAAAGAACATTAAAAGGGGGCTGTTGAAAGCCCCCTTTTTTTATGGTAAAGGGGAGAGAATCATGAAAACTTTTCGAGTACAAATCAGAGCATACGGCTATTATGCTGACTTTAATCTTGTGTCAGAAGATGAGGATAAAGCCTTTGAAAATGCACTAGTTGACAAACTAGGACAAAATGATATTGTATGGGAAAAAGATGGATTCACCAATGAATCCAAAATGTGGTTAACCTATGAGGAGGTTATAAATGACACACGTTCAGGAACTCTACACAAAGAAGAGAGGTCTAGAACTTGAGTGGTCGCAGCACTATAATCAGGAGAAAAAATATACTCTTGATATGGTAAGGATTGATGACAGAATTAGACAAGTCATCAGTCATATTAAGCAAGCTGAAGCGATAGAAGCTCAGAAGCTTAATAAAATAGAAGATGCTGCCCCTACTACGTCGGTAGCTACGTAAATAAAAGCTACATCGTTGAAATACGTACATTCATCACAGGCTCTCTTGCACTCTTCAAAAATCTAATATATAACAAACTCACTATACAATTATAAAGATCATAGACGCGTATAGTCGACGGCCTAGAGACTATGATCTGTAAACTAGGAGGATATAATTATGGCAAAAACTACGTTCTCAGGACCGGTGATATCGAAAAATGGTTTCGTAAACACAGGACCTGGTATGACTGTTAGCTTAACAGCTGACACAACTTTGACAGTTGATACACACGCAGGTAAAATCTTACTTTGCAATGACGCTGATGGTAAATTTACTTTACCAAGCATCAACGTAAATAGTAACGGTGGCACTGCAGGTGATAACGACTTCAATAACTTAAATAACATTGGTGCATCTTTTCATTTTTACATTGAAACAGCTGCAACTGATTTAGACATCAAAACAGATGGTACTGATAAATTTAAAGGTGCAATCTTAATTGGTGTAGACGATGGTGCGAAAAAAGCTTTCGTTCCAGGCGCAAATAACGATGTTATTACTATGAATGGTTCTACAAAAGGTGGAATCGTTGGTAGTGTGGTATCTTTCACAGCGATTGATACAGCTACATACTTAGTCCACAATTCTTTATTGATTGGATCAGGTACAATAGTAACACCATTCGCGGACGCGTAATAAATAACTCGGAGCGCCTGGTAATGCAGGCGCTCTTTAAAAGGAGGACAAAAACATGGCAGACACAGTATTAAACACAACTGTATTTGACGGAGCTAAAAAACTTATCACTCACTACAATGTAGTTTCTGATGGAACAGGTAGCACAACAAAAATTGTTGATGTATCTGGATTAAATTCTAACAATGGTAAAACTTGCAAAACTGTAAGATTAAACAAAGTTAGTTTTAATGTTTCAGTGACAGCAGAAGTAGATGCACTTAGAATGTTATGGGATGCTACAACAGACGTAGCTTTTCAAACATTAAATGGTGAAATGGAGTATGATTACTCTTCTTTCGGTGGATTAAAAAACACTGAAGCAAGTGGTTTTACTGGAGATGTTAATATAACATTACCAGCATGTACCAATGGAGATACTGCTACAGTTGTTTGTGAATGGATTAAAGTTTACGAATCGTAGGAGTTTGAATGGCTAATACAACTTCGGGAACAGCTACGTTCGACAAAACTTTTGCTATTGATGAGATAGTAGAAGAGTCTTTTGAGCGTATTGGACTACAGAACGTAGCTGGTTACCAATTAAAATCAGCAAGAAGATCTTTAAATGTCCTGTTTCAAGAATGGGGAAACAGGGGTATTCACTATTGGGAAATAGCAGATACCAATATTGATTTAGTTGAAGGACAGTCAGATTACGATTTTTTTAGATCAAGTGATGACGGTACAAGTGCAACAACTACACCTACAAATGGCATTTATGGTATGTCGGATGTATTAGAAGCACAATTAAGATCTAACAGAACTCAAACAACACAAGCAGATTCACCAATGACAAAAGTAGATAGATCTACTTATGCAGGTTTTTCTAATAAATTATCAAAAGGAACACCTAACCAATATTGGGTAGAAAGATTTATAGACAAAGTTAGAATACACATTTACCCAACACCAGACTCTACGAACGCATCAAAAGACATGCATATTTACTACATTAACAGAATTCAAGATGTCGGTGATTATACAAATGCAACAGATGTTCCATTTAGATTTGTTCCCTGTATGATTTCAGGTTTAGCATTCTATCTTGCACAAAAATATAAGCCAGAAATGGTTCAAGCTATGAAACTATATTACGAAGATGAATTAGCAAGAGCTTTACAAGAGGATGGGTCAGCTTCAAGTACATATATTACTCCTAAAGCTTATTACCCAGGTACATAATGGCAAAATACGCAACAGGTAAATATGCAAAAGCTATATCAGATAGATCTGGTTTAGAATTTCCGTATACTGAAATGGTTAGAGAATGGAATGGTTCTTTAGTTCATGTATCAGAATTTGAACCAAAGCAGCCACAATTAGAACCAAAACCAATGAATGGTGATGCAATATCTCTACGTAATGTTAGACCATCTAGAGAAGCGCCGGCAGTTGCTTATTCTATTCCAGAAGATGGTTTTAAAACATATCAAGCAGGTTCAGGAATTATAAATGTTACGGCACCAGGTCATGGTCTTACAAACGGAACAACATATAGATTTAGAGGTCAGCCAACGACTTCACCAGGAACAGGAACGCCTACAAATCCTGTTTTTGCATACGCTGATCCAGGAAGTTTTGATAGTATTACAGGTGCTAATATTGCAAAAGCAGCTGGCTATACAGTTACGACAGGAAAATATGTTAGTGATACAGGCGACGGAAACCCTGGAAGAGACACTTCCGATTATTCTGTTGCGAATTTTTTTCATTTTACAGTTGATACAGATACTGCTACAAAAGGAGGAGTATCAGGAGGAGGATTAGGATGTTCAGTTGGGCCCGTTACATTGAGTGCATAATGATTTTTGCATACAGAGTTTTAAGAAAACAACATTGTTGGAATCACAAAAGCTATACAGTTAGTTGTGATTATTGTAAAAGGATAGCAGCATAATGGCAGGAATTACTTACGACACTTTGGTTACACAAATTAGAAACTACACAGAGGTAGATTCTAATGTTTTGTCTACAGATCAATTAGAAAATATAATTTTAAACGCTCAGTACAGAATCATGAGAGATGTTCCTATTGATGCAGATAGAAAACAACAAACAGGTAATTTAGTTACAGGACAAGAATCTATAAATGCTCCAGCAGGAGCATTATTTATTAGAGGTATACAAGTTTATGACTCTACGAGCGCATCAACAGGTGCTAATAATTGGTTAGAGAAAAAAGACGTAACTTATTTACAAGAATATCAACCATCAACAGAATCGGCAAAAAGAGCTAAACCAAAATATTATGCTATGTTTGGTAATGCTACGGGAAATACTGATACTACATCAGGTAGAATATTCTTGTCTCCAGCCCCTGATAATACATATGTATTTAGAGTGCATTATAATAAAATGCCTGATACTTTAGAGTCTAGTAATCAAAGCAATTATGTCAGTCTGAACTTCCCAAATGGCTTGTTATATTGCTGTTTGGCAGAGACATATGGGTTTTTAAAAGGTCCTATCGATATGTTGACATTATACGAGCAAAAGTATAAAGAAGAAGTACAGAAGTTTGCTAATGAACAAGTTGGTAGACGTAGAAGAGACGACTACACTGACGGTACAGTTAGAATACCAGTTGAATCAGCAAACCCATAGGAGATAAATTATGGCAATTACATCGGCAGTATGCACAAGTTTTAAAGTAGAACTATTAAAAGGTGTTCACAATTTTACAGCAACGACTGGTAACACTTTTAAAATAGCTTTGTACGATAGCGACGCAACTTTAGGCGCTAGCACAACAGCTTACACAACTTCGGAAGAAATCACTAATACGTCTGGAACAGCTTACACAGCAGGAGGCGCGACGTTGACAAGCGTAACTCCAGTTGCATCAGGCACAACAGCAGTTTGTGATTTTGATGACGTTAGTTATACATCAGCTTCATTTACAGCGAACGGTGCATTAATTTATAATGATTCAAATGCTACTGATGCATCGGTTTGTGCAATCGCTTTTGGTTCCGACAAGACAGCAACAAACGGAACTTTCACAATTCAATTCCCAACAGCTGACGCAACAAACGCGATCATAAGACTAGCATAGGAGGACCACCATGTCGGTTTCTTCAGGATGGGGTCGATTCACCTGGGGCCAAGCTTATTGGAACCGTGATGCATTACTTGCAACCGGTTGGGGTGCAAAAGCATGGAATGATGGTGAGTGGGGAAATCTTGCAGACGAGACAGTTTCATTAACAGGTGTATCTTTTTCATCTAACGTAGGTTCCGTTGGTATTTTAGCAGGAGCTTTAGTTGTACCAACAGGAGTTTCATCTACAGCATCAACAGGATCTATTTCACCTGTAATTCCGAAAACAGTAGAAATAGGAAGTGTATCTTTTCAATCTTCAGTTAATTCAATTACAAATGTAATTGATGTTTCATTTTCTTTAACAGGAGTTTCTGCAACAGGCGCAACAGGAGTGTTAGATCCTGCAGATCAATTTATGGGTCTTACAGGACAAGAAGTTTCTGTTGATCAAGGAACAGCGGTTACACCAAACGAAGATGTATCTGTAACTGGACAAGCAATAACTTCAGCACAAGGAACAGCCCAAGGTGTAACTTCACATGAAGCTAATTTAACAGGACAAGCGATTACAAGTAATATTGGTTCTGTAACAGTTCCGAATGATGCAGCTATTTTAACAGGTCTTGAAATAGAATCTAATTTAGGAGTTCTTGTAGGTTTAGGTTCTGCGGTAGAAACTTTAACAGGACAAGCCATAACAACAGCAACAGGCACTTTAGCTCCTGCAGATGTTATGGGATTAACAGGTGTTTCTGCTACATCTTCAGTAGGAAGTATAGATCCAGAGGATCAGGTTGTAGGATTAACTGGAGTAGAAGCTACAGCCAGCGTTGGAGCACCATTTATTATTGCATATGAGAATATTGACACCGGTAGTAATACGTCTTATAGTAATGTTTCAACGGGATCGAATACATCGTATTCAGATGTTGCAACTGGGTCAAATACCAGCTATAACGACGTAACAGGAGAAGCAGCTTAATATGGCATCAAGTTATACACCCTTGGGTATCGAGCTTCAGGCAACTGGTGAAAATGCCGGTACATGGGGAACAAAAACAAATACAAATTTACAGATCGTAGAACAAGTATCTGGTGGTTATACTACGCAAGCCGTATCAGATTCTGGTGACACAGATTTAAGTGTATCCGATGGATCAACAGGTGCAACTCTTGCACACAGAATTATTGAATTTACAGGTGCATTAACAGCAGGAAGAAACGTAACTATTCCTCTTGATGTACAAAACTTTTACATTCTTAAAAACTCAACTACAGGATCTCAAACTGTAACGTTTAAATATGTTTCAGGTTCCGGTGACTCTGTTGCTATTGCAAATGGTAAAACATCTTTAGTTTATGCAAAAGCAGATGATGGTACAAATCCAAACATTGCTTCTGTTGCATTAGCAAGTGATCTTGTTGATGATACATCACCACAATTAGGTGGTAACTTAGATACTAATTCTTTCATGATAGACTTTGATACCGCTCACGGTATTAGAGATGAAAATGCAAACGAACAATTATTTTTCAGCACAACATCTTCAGCTGTAAATTACATAAACATTACAAACGCTGCTACAGGTGGCGATCCAAAAGTAGCTGCAGCAGGTGATGATTCAAATGTTGATTTAGCTTTAGCACCAAAAGGATCTGGTGAAGTAGTAGTTGGTACAGGATCAGCTGCATCAACAATTACATCAAGCGGTGCATATGATTTAATTTTAGATACAAACTCTGGATCAAACTCTGGTAATATTACAATTACAGATGGTGCAAACGGAGCAATTACAGCAACACCAAACGGAACAGGTGAAGTTGTTATCGGTGGTAATACAAACCCTGGAACATTAGTTTTAAATTGTGAAGCCAACTCCCACGGTATTAAATTACAATCACCAGCACACTCAGCAAACCAATCATACACATTAAAATTTCCTACAGGTAACGTAACAGCAGATAGATTTTTAAAAGTAGAATCAATTACAGGTTCGGGTACAACGGCTGTTGGTCAATTATCATTTGGCGAAGTATCTGGCGGAACATCTTGGCAAGCAGTAAAAACTTCTGGCTTTACAGCAGTAGCAGGTGAAGGATATTTCTG